TGCATTCTTTGCTAACTCAGCTGAGCAGTTACCTAAGATTGAAAGCTTACCTACTAATGGCAATGATAAGCTATTTCATGAGGCATCTGCATTGAACACTGAGCAGATTTGTTTTAGCCATACCATTGACCCTATCTTAATGGGTATTCGTACCACAGGTAGCTTGGGTAATGGGTCAGATATCAAGCAAGCCTATGTGATATTTGAGAAAAACGTAGTGATGGAACTACGTCAACAAGTAGTAACTATCTTTCAAGAGATATTAACCATTGCTCGCATCCCTGCTGAGTTCACCATCAATAACTTTCAAATCATTAATGAGACCATCGTGGAACTTGAGGGTGAAAGTTCTAAGACTAATGATGCATTGAATAGCTTGAGTCCATTGGTGGCCACTAAGGTGCTTGAGACTATGACAATTAATGAGATTAGAGCATTGGCTTCACTACCACCTGTAGATGGTGGAGATGTTACACAAGCAGCTGCAACTGCAGCAGCACAAACACCTGCAATCTGATGTTATATTTTATCACTGAAACCTACCTTAAGACTAACACTCCGATAACAGCTAATGTTGATGTAACGGATGTGACCCCATACATAGCTACTCAGGCAGCATTGAGAGTTCAGCCTATCTTAGGCACCACATTTTACAATCACTTGCTAACTGCATACAATGCACAAACACTTACACCGGATGAGATAGATCTAGTTGAGTTCATTCAGCCGGTCATTGCATGGAGAAGTGCAGAGGATGCTGTATTTGGATTAACTTATCAGTTAAAAAACAAAGGACTTCAAACACAAAATGGTGATTATTCTGCAAGCGTATCCAGGAATGAGGTAGCTTTTGGGATGGAACACTATGCACAAAAAGCTAGTTTCTTTGAGCAACGTCTAATTAGATGGCTACTTGCTAACCGTAACCTGTTCCCTATATTCATATCCACTACCAACATGGATACTGACTTGAGACCAATGTTCAACCATTGCTCATGTATTACACCGTATCAGCTCACATGTACAGGTATGTGTGGTAACTTCCTTGAGAATGGATATAACAATAGCATCCTAATCTTGTAATGAAGTCACAGCTCACCATACTATTAGCCACAATGAAAGCCAATTGGATAAAACTATTGGCAACTGTCAGTGCATTCTTAATGCCTATTTCAGGGCTATTGTTTTTGGTAGGCTTTGTGATCGTACTTGATACTATCACAGGAGTATGGAAGTCAGTAAAAAACAAGGTTAAAATTACAAGCAGGGGCCTATCTGCAATCATTAGCAAGATGTTACTCTATGAGGTAACTGTTATCATGTTCTATATGATTGACCAATTCATACTTAACCATATCATCCTGCAGTTTTTCTCAGTAGAGTTACTACTCACTAAGGTACTTGCACTCATCCTGGTATCCATTGAGGTAATGAGTATTAACGAAAACTATAAAGCAGTTAAAGGACTTGACCTATGGCAGTCAATGAAAAATCTTTTCGCTAGAGCTAAGGATATTAAAAAAGAGGTGGATGAAATTAGACACAAGCAAGATATTACAGGAACGCCTATCTAATGCTCAGTACTTCCATGAGGAGTCTGAGAAAAAACAGATCTATTTACACCATACTGCAGGCAATGGTAATGCCGTAGCTGTATCACGTTGGTGGAACAGCAATGCAGATAGGATTGCTACTGCATTTGTAATAGGTGAAAGAGGTACAATAGTACAGTGCTTTTCATCTAAACATTGGGCTTATCACCTGGGGATAGATAGCCAAGATTTCTCAGCTCATGGACTCAAGTATCAAAACTTAAACAAGCTAAGTGTAGGTATTGAGGTGTGCAATTGGGGCCCATTAAAGCTAAAGGATGGGAAGTACTACAACTATGTCAAGGGAGTGGTGGATCCATCAATGGTAACTACATTGGATACACCATACAAAGGCAATAAGTATTGGTACAAATATACTGATGAACAGATTGAAAGCACTCGGCAGTTGGTGGAGTACCTATGTGATACGTATGACATTCCCAAGACTTACCGGTCAGAGATATTCAGCATAGACAAAGAGGCATTCAAAGGTACTGCAGGGATCTACACGCACAACAGTGTGAGAAAAGACAAGGCAGATATTTACCCATGCCCTAGAATGATTAAGATGTTACAAAGCCTATGAGATATTTAATACCTATACTCATCCTGCTATCCTGCTCAGCTCCTAAGCGAGCTCAATGGCACTATAAGAAAGCATTAAAGAACGGACTTAAGGTAGTACAGGATAGTGACACTATCCGGATAACTACAGTTGACAGCATCCCAGTGATACATAATGATACTATTGTATGGGAGAAATTCTACACCACTAAGGATACTGTGATACAATTCAATAATGTGTACGTGCCAAAAACAAGATGGCAAACAAGGATTGAGTATAGATATAAGACCAAGGTTGAAAGGATACGAGGTAAGACTATCTACAAAACTGCTCAAGCTAAAGAGGTAGTAAAGTACAAAATACTATGGTGGCCTATGATTGTTGCGTTTATTCTAGGGATACTCCTAAGATTTCTAATACAAAAAGGGCTCCTAGATAGGATTGCTCTGCTATTTAAGCTATGAGAAAACGTTTATTTTATGACATTGAGACCTCTTTCAATGTCGGAGTATTCTGGAGAACAGGATACAACCTAAGTATCCAACCTCAGGATATCATTCATGAACGTGCAATCATATGCATCTGCTACAAATGGGAGGGTGAGGATGAAATTCACAGCCTAACATGGTCCAAAAGTCAGAGTGATAAGCAAATGATTGAAAAGTTTGTCAAGGTTCTAGCTCAAGCGGATGAAATTGTAGCTCATAATGGGGATAGATTTGACCTCAAATGGATACGCACAAGAGCTTTATTTCATGGCATTCAGTTTATGCCATCACCTAAGACCATAGACACGCTAAAATGGGCTAAAAAGTACTTCAATTTTAACTCAAATAAACTAGACTATATTGCTAAGCTACTCAAGGTAGGTGCTAAGATGGAAACAGGAGGCCTTGACCTATGGAAAGATATAGTATTTCGCAAGGACCAGGAGGCACTTGATAAGATGGTGGCCTATTGTAAGATGGATGTGGAGGTATTGGAGGCAGTATTTGAGAAACTAAATAGCTATGCCATTGTTAACCATAACTATGCAGTACAGCATGGAGGTGAAAAGTATGAATGCCCTGAATGTGGAGCTGCTAACTTCCGATACAATAAAAAAGTAGTTACTGCTGCAGGCACTGTACATCATTGGCTACAATGTAGAGAATGTAAAAAACATCATAAAATAAACCACCTGGTATTCACTAAGTATCAGGAATATCTTTACAAGCGTAAGTCTATAGCCTGATTTTTGCGGAGATTATTTAAGCTTATCAACTGATTTCTTATTTAGACTCATTCTAAATTTGTGGAAAATTATGCAAAATTGTTTGCATATATGAAACTTTGTGTATCTTCGCAGAGTATTAACACTTAAAAATTTAGTTATGGAACAGTTTAACAGAGCCCTTGACTTTATCAAGACACACGAAAACAATGCAGAGGTACTTGCTTTATTCCTAGAGCAGCTGCTTGTTGAAGCTACTGAGGAAATGACTCAGACAGCATTAGATAACACTGAAGATTTTTTAACCATTCTAAACGCTAACCGATGAAAAAAGAACTATTTAATGTAGTAGCAAGCTTTGCTGTGGTCGTGGGTACCATGGTAGCAATGTATAACGTTTTAATCTTTATGATATGCAAGTAACAATAGGAATTGAAGTAGCTTATTTTGACTATGATGATGTGCATGGTAACTGTGAGTTCAAAATAACTAACATAACCGATGAGGATTATGAGGTGGATATTAGCAACGTGATAGCTACTCAGGTGATTGGTGAGGTGGAGCTTGACTACATCCTAACTGATACAGAACTTGACCAACTCAAGGAAGAGATCATGTGGTGCATCCAGGATACCAACCTTGTAAGAGATATGCAGGAGTTGGATGATGACTTTGATGAGGATGAGTGGAGGTATGATGCATAGAGATATATCCGAAATGGCTAGATGGTGGACCAAGCAGTCATTTGCAGGAGATAAGGGAGGCTCCTTTAATACCTCCCTATATTTAGAATACTTAAAATGCAAAAACTCATGTACAGATTACTATACTTCTATGAAAAAAGACTCGCAGAGAGCTATGAGTTCCCTACCAAAGCACTCTGCCATTGGAAACTCCAACAGTTTAGGGCAGCAGGAACTCATATTTACGGACACTTTGTAATTGAGAAAGTATGCGACAAGATAAGATACTAGAAATACTGTACCCATACATCCCTGCTAAGATGTTAGGTGAGTATCTAGGGTTGACTGCATCTCAAGTGTACAATAGAACGTACAACAGGGGCATCAAGAAAGACCCTAAGACAAAAAAAGCAGTAAACAGGGCCCTAATGTTAAATGCAGGTAAGCACACGAGGTTTGATAAAGGTCATGTTCCATTCAACAAAGGCATGAAATGTCCTAATCTACTGCTTACCAACGCAGCTGCGACAATGTTTAAGAAAGGTAACAAGCCATTCAATACTAGGGAGGCCAATGCAACTAGCATCCGTAAAGATACAGCAGGTAGATTGTATCAGTACACTAAGATAGCAGATAGCAAATGGGTATTAACGCACCGGATGATATGGGAACAGGCTAATGGACCAATCCCTCCTAAGCACATAGTGAGGTTCATTGATGGCAACACCATGAACTTAGAACTCAGCAACCTGGAGTGCATACCAATGAACAAAAACATGACTAAGAACAGCATCCAACGGTTCCCAAAGGACTTACAGGAGGTCATGAAATTAAAAAGTAAACTTAATAAAACAATAAACAATGGCAAGAAACGGAATGAA